ATAAAAAATACGTTTTTCTGGAGCGCGGGCAATTCTATGGATAAACATTGCATCCTCCATTAACACATATTGTTTAAATAAACGACGTGCTGGTTCTAGATATGAACGACCATAAGGAAGATAGTTTACATCTGTTAATAAACGGAAGTGAGCTATCTCATAATTATCAAATACTATTTGATTTTCTAAAGGTTTAGTATTTGGTGTAGCATAGTAACCTGAACCACCAGTATAATATCCGTCAGGTGAATATAAGAATTGAACTTTGGCTGGGTTGGCCATGTCAAAGTTTTCACGTCTTTGAATGTGGTATGCGGTATAAGGGATTACATTATAAACACCAAATTTTTCAGCAATTTCTAGTTTTAAAAAGAAATCACCATACTTACACATTTGACGAGTCCAAGACCAAAGGTTGAACTCAATGTTAAGTACGTCATAGAATAAGTTATAAAGAATTTTTTGGATATCATCATCACTACTTCTAATTTGAAGTATTTCTCCCATATCATTCTTTAGAGTACATTCATCAGCTATAATATCAAGAGCAGAAGCTACAATTGCATCTGTATCCATTGTATCATAATCACTATATAAATAAGTTCTTAGATACTGATATTGCATATTAAACTGCTGACCTAAAAGAGAGGTAGCAGCTGGGTTGGTATAGATTTTTTGGAATCTATCAACTAATGAATTAGTTTGAAATTCACCACTAGTTTGAATTTTATCAGTGTCAACTACTTTAAGTTGACTGCCTCCTTCATTTCTGATGACTACATCAGTTGAAAAGAGTCTTTTTAATCTTGAAAAAATACTAGTATCAGCCATTGCTTAGTTTATTATCATAAATATTAAAGGAGCCAACGTAGATCCTCTTTTTGTTTTCCCATTTCTTGAATGTATGGGTTTTGAATTGAATTACCACTAAATACACCAGCTGTAGTATTTTTAGCCATGTTATTAAGAGCCGCTCTAGTCATGTCTAGACCTTGTTGTTGGAATTTAAGTGAGGTATCTCTTAAGAACATCCCAATACCAAATGACATTACTAAGTCATCATTATAACCGGATTGTGCTTCTGGTCTACCGTTTTTCCAAACAAATACTTTCATTTCTTCTAATAAACGTTTAGAGTTGATAGTGACACTTCTATCACCAACATATTCTCTAAATTTATTTACTACAAGTGGTCTTGTTTTCATTGACATGGTAAAACCTGGAGTTAAATTATTGCTGAATTCATATCTATTAAAATACGACTCAGCTGTTAATTGATCACTCTTAGGTGACAAATAGAAGTTCTGATAGCCTCTTTCTTGTATAGTCTCAATAGTAGCCCAACCAATAGAAGCATTTTCTACTACTAATAAAGCATTATTATATTCTGAAGCTAAACCAACAAGGAAATGTCCAAATTCTTTAGGGCTTAATTGTCCTTTATATTCAGCTACTTGTGTATTAGTAGCTATATCCATGACGTGAGCTGCTGAGAAGTCTTTACCATCACCTCTAGCTACGTCAGCCACTACCATATAATCTCTAGAGTAATCAGCTGGTTCCCAAACCCATAAGTTTTTATCAGCACCTCGTCTTTCTAGAGGTTCTTTAATAGTGGTTTGAGAGATAAATTCTAACCATTCAGAATAGAAAACAGTATCACCTGAGGTACTAAAGTCGCAGTCACATTCTTGTGCTGCTGCTCTAGGGTCACCTAGTAATTCATCTTGTTTTTTTCTCCATTCCTCATCCCTCTCCGGGTGGACATACCATGGTAATTTGATAGGTAAGAAGTCGTTCTCTGCTGCTTCCGCCCTCACCCATGTCTGGTGAAACCAGTTTCCAGTTCCATACGGTGTTGAAAGTACTATTGCTCCACCACCTGTGGCAAGTGTTTGTTGTGCTGATGCCCATGTTTCTGCTACGTTATCGATAAAGGCAGCTTCGTCAATTACCAGCAAAGATACTGCTTCTGAACGTGCTGCGTCACTATTTGATGATTTGGCTTTAATTTGTGATCCATTTGCTAGTCTTAAACTCAAACGGTTGTTTTCTATCTCTTTTACTTTAAGCCAGGAAGGTAAGTTATCATACATGAAACGAACCTTGGTAACCATGTTCTTGGCTGTCTCCTGAGTAGTTGCGAGACACAATACGTTTTTATCTTTATGGAAAGTCATTAACCATAAAGAATAACTAGCTGCTAGAGTTGAAATACCTAACTGGCGAGATTTTAAAACAATAGAGTAAGGATTATCTCTCCATAAATGGAGTACTTTTTCCTGGAATGGGAATAGATTAAAAGTGATCCTACCGCGTTGTGGGTGTTGGATGTAACAGTATTTACGCATAAAGTGTCCTGGGTCTTGGGCACATTTTATGTATTCCTGTTGGATTATTTTTCTTAAATCTTGATCACTCATAATATTATAACTGGAGCACTGTGAATAAAAGGACAGTACCACTGCCGAATCCTAGTAATGCACCATTCCAAAACTTAGCTCTTTTTGATTGTTTTAGAGCTTTTATTTCACTGTCTCTTAATTTAATTATTTCACCTAAATTAGTTATCTCAATATCTTTATTAGATATAAGATTATTTAAATTTAGAATTTCTTCTTGATGTAATTTTACTTTAGTTTCAGTAGCAAATAATTTTTCTTGACTATATTGAAGTTCAAGTTTACAATCATTATACTTGGTAATAGCACTTATAACTGTAGAACGAGGTACTGTAATTAAATCAGTTGAAGAGTTCTGTGAAAGCGCTGGAAAGCTCAGCGTCAGACATAGCATTAAGCTTAGCAGTGTTTTGTGCATTTTGTTTTTTTAATTTAACCAATTCAGCTTCTTTCTTAGCAATATCTTTATCAATCTCAGCTATTCTATTTTTAATACGAGTATTTAGAGCTAAAATAGAATCATTAGATGTATGTAATTTATTTATTTGTTGTTCATATTTTACTTCTTGTTCTTTAAGCATTTTGTAATATTCTTTTTTATAAGAATTACTTAAGAATAAGTATTGAAATATTATAAGCCCTAATAATAAAATTATTACTACTATCTGAGGATTTCTTCTAATCCAATCTAGTTTGATAATTTTATCTTTTTTTAGAAACAATTTTATCACGAGTAGCAATTAATTGTTTTCTCAAATCACTCTTAGTTCTAATATCATCCATAAAGGCTGCTTCTTCTTCTGAGTAGTTTTTAGTATTACCTTTAGCGGCAATTTCTTTTGCTTTAGGTAGTTTAGTTTCTAACTCACTACTAATAGCTTTTAATTGAGCTTCCACAGCGTCTAGGTCTGTAGTATTGATAGTGCTTATAGGTTGGACTGAACGAGCGGCTTTAACAGCTCTTTTAATAAGTGATTTACTAGGATCTTTACCTACTACTTTAACATCACCACTCATAGTATAAGCTAAAGCATCACTTGATTTAGTTGACCCTTTTGGACGACCTATTGGACGACCTATTGCTCCTTTTTCTTTTGGTTCTTTAGGTTCTCCAGGTTCAACTGGTTCAGATTTTTTAAGTCTAGCTGAGCTAATAAATGGGGCTAAGTCACCGTCTAAAACTTTTCTAGAATCTTGGTTGTTAAAGGTAGCTACACTTTTTATACCTAGTGAATTAGCTAGTTTCTCAAAGTTTACTTTTTCTTCATCTTTAAGTATTCTTAAAGCAAGTTGTAAATTCTTTTGTCCTGGATTATCTTTGATGGCTTTATCAATAGCAGCTTTTGCTTCTTCTTTATCTACATCATCTTTAATTTTGTAGAAGGCTGCAAATTCATTGAGTGAGGCTTCATTAGTAGGGACAACTACTTTTGTTCCTGGTTTAGCTGTTTTTAAGGCTTGAAGAGCACCTCTTTTAACATCACTTGATATTTTTGGGTCTCCTTTAATTCTATCTTCTTCACCTTGGGTTGTTGAAGCTATATATTCTGTTGCGCTAGCTTCTGTAAGCTCACTTACAATCATCTCACGGATAGAGCGCTTTAATTCAGATAATTTCATCTCTAATAAATTATGGTTTTCTTATAAATATTATAGAGAAAGTACCTCTTTTAATTGTTTGATACGTTTTTCAGTAGTTCCTGATATAATATGGAAGTTTTTAATACGGTGGTTGTTAGATTTGATAGTATGGTTAATTATAAAATCTATTAAGTCACGATATTCAAGGTTTGTTTCACGTACTCCATTATTTTCCATTTCTACTCCTTCAGGAGATACATAAAAAATGTAATCATATTCTGAGATAAGATGTTTAGCAAAATCTGTGAAGGCTTCTTTTTCTATATAATTCATAGATTTAGAAGCATTAGCGAATGCTATAACATCAATGATAGTGCGGTCTGTGATAATATTTTCTTGCATTAATTCACTAGCACGTTCAGCTAGAAATACACATTGACCCTTTAGTGTTGAGTCTGTGTTTAGAGGAATACCTAATTCCTTTAGATATTTTGAACGTTCTGTTCTAAAGGTATAATCTTTAAATTCAGGTAGTTCTTTTAAAGCATTTACAAGTGTAGTTTTACCTACAGACATAGTACCACAAAAACCTATTTTCATATTCTTCCGTAATTATCTTCTAATCTAACAATATCATCTTCACCAAAATAAGTTCCAGTTTGAACTTCTATAAATATACAATCTTCATCACTGGTATTCCAAATTCGATGTTTAGCTCCTTTAGGAATATAAATAGTTTCTCCAGCTTCTCGATCAAAGTCATAATCATCAATTGTAATATTTGCTTCACCTTGAATAATTACCCAACGTTCTGCTCTATATTCATGATATTGATATGAGAGTTTTTCTCCAGGTTTTACAACTATTTCTTTAACTTTACATATAGGGGTCTCATGTAATACTGTAAATTGACCCCAAGGACGTTTTTCAGTATATTTCATATTAAAACCGAGTTGTTCCTTTCATTGATGGATTTTTATACCAAGGTAAACCTTCACGGTTCTTACGAGCTTCTTCCCATTGTTCAAGAGTTAATTTTTGTCCATACAAATAATACTCTTTCTTTGATTTTTCAGCTTCATTAAGAGGTTCTACAGCTGGTCCATCCCAATTGTGCATTTTCCAAGCTGTTTGATCTTTTTCTTTGAATAGATAAATTTTACAACCATTAGATGTAATGGTTTTGTTTTCATAAACTCGGGGTTTACCGTACATAACTTGTTGTTTTTATTAATTATATCTAAATATAATAAATAGATCCTACTAAGCCAAGTCTGAAGTTTCAATATAGTCTAAGAAATCTTTAAATACTTGACCATTAACCTCGTTTTTGCTTGACTCCAATAGCATACCATAGATGTCACTTGACTCAGTTAGTAACTGGGTAAATTTACCTAAAGTAGCTTCACACATTAGGTTGTAGTGAGCATCATCACTATAATCATCTATGTCGTTTAGAAACAGACGAACATTCTCATTTAAATCTTTTGCTGATAGCTTCATGGATAAGGTTTTTAATGTATTTGATAGCTTCACCTAATTGACCATTTAACCATTTTAGACGTTCTCCGAATTTTTTATTGGCTAGAGGTGTTTCAACATTTTTCATCACACCAGTCAATGGTTTCATATATTCACTTCCTGTTAGAAAAGTAAAAGTGTCTTTTTCAGGATTAATTCCTTTAGCTCTCATTTGAGAAATTACTTTTTCTCCCCAGGCTGCTTTTTCATCTGCTTTCATATCCTTTAGAGTTAGATCATATGGTTCTAACTTTTGATCTAAAGGTACAAGATGATGCTTGGCAGATAAGATAAACATCTTGTCTGGTTTGAGTCTTTTACCATACTCTAATGTTTTACGGAACATCGGAGAGGCTGAGTATAACTCCTGGGCGGGAGCAGCATGGTCTGTTTTAGATTTAGTACAGCTTAGTAAGACAATATTGGCCATCTTTTTCGTTATAAATATTATGAACGAAGTGGATGTTCATGAAAGTCTGGGTATAAGTCTGGGTGATGGTAGTAATTAAGAATATCTTCAGTTACATAAATTGCTTGTGCACCTGAGACTGTGATACCACGAGCAGACAAAGCGTCTCCTACAAAGTGAACATTTGGGAACTTGGTTAGAGACAAGTTACGGTAGTTTACAAGGGGTTCAGGTGAAAGGTATTTCACCTCTGGGATGTAAATTCCCCAATCATCTTGAAGTGTTGGGAATACTTTTTTCATGTCCTCGATAAAGTCCATAATGTAAGTCCAATACTCACCCATTACATTTTCTACTCCACTTAAATTATCAATTTGGAAAGATGTAACATTGTTTCCTTCTGCTGTGGTTGAAGGAACTCGAGTTGGTGAGTAATACAAACCAGTACCATTGAATTGAAGTTTATTTACTACATCACGTGACCAAGTAAATGGATCTTCAATACCATTGATTTCCATCAAGATGCCAAAGTTGGTCATATCGTTTCGGTAACGCATATCTTTTTTAGCGTGACCATTGTAGGTGTGATTGCCATATGTTTCTTCTACAGCAACATAAGCCGCATTATTGTTTGTACAGAATGAGCGAAGTGAAACACCTTTATCTTCAAATTTGCGATACAACTTAAAGTCGTATGAAACATCAATTAGTTTCTGGAAGTGTTTTTGTGGGGCTTCAAAACGTACTCCGATTTGAACTGATTTAGGTTCGTCTGGGAGTTCATATTGTTGGGCGAGTTGTTGGGCGAAATCAATACCTGATTTACCTACACCAAAGATAAGTTCATCATAAAACATATTATCGTTATCCATATTTGCGAATTCAGGTTTAACTGATTTCATGATAACTTCGTTGTGTCTAAAATTAATGTTAGATACTTTAGTCTCCCAATGGAATTGTACACCTTTAGATACTAGGTAATCGTACCAATTCTTTCCAATTTCAGATAGATAATCTGTACCTACATGCCATACAGGAAATAAACGCAAACCAAAATATGGTTTGATAAAATCAGGTTCTGCTTCAGGATTTGAACATTGTACTTCCTCTGGTTTAGGATGGAAACGTTTAAAGTTAGTAATAACTTGATCCATCAATTGCATTGCTTTATCCTCACCACAATACTTAGACAATTGACCTCCAATTGCTGTGTGGTAAGTAAGTTTACCATCAGACCAACCACCTGCACCTAAGAAACCTGTCATTACTTCTTCAGGTTTGCGTTTGTATGGATCCTTACCCATATCAATGATTGTGATTAGTTCACCTGGGTAGCCGTTGTCTACGAGTTTAGTAGCAGCATTAACACCTGCTACACCCGCACCTACAATTACAATTTTCTTTTCCTTCATGTTTTTATTTCTTGTTACATATTAATATATAAAAAAAATATGGCGTCTCCAAATTTGGGGACGCCACAGCTGTCATAAGTTTTTTAAAGTGACTGGCTATGAATCAGTCTAGATGTATTTTGACTTTAAGTGGTCCTGTTCCTTTTATAGTTCGGTGCCACATATGTCGGGGTATAAATATAGGGCCTTTTACTTGAGATGGCAACTGATCGTCTAATTGGATTAACCAGTCTGTTTCTCCTAGAATCTCGATTGTTCTATCTTCATCATCTCTATGCCACATTAACTCTATTGGGTCAATGTTTTCGGTAAATTCTCGGATGATGTATTTGTCTGTAACTTCTATGTCAGTGTATGGGGTCATTTAAACTTTACTTCTATACTACCCCGATCTCTAGAAGTTATAGTTGCATTGGGGTAAGCATTTTTAATATACCTTGTATAGAGATTTAACCTAGATACATTTGTAGTTTCACCTTCTTTTTTGGCAGGGGTGAATGTTATAGTATCAATTTCGGGGTGATCTGATATATCTTTTTTTACTATAGAAGTTACAGTTGCCATAACTCTAAACAATTCACCTTTATTTGTTACAATATCATCTCGTTCCAAATCCGGTTCATCTTCATCTGAGACATAGAATCTTACTCCTAATACGTTAGTTGTATCCTCGTCATAGGAATCTAAATCATCATATTGTAATTCTACAGTATATGGATAATTTTCAGTATAAAACCCATAAACTCTCATACCAGCATAATCACCATAAAAATCAAATTTATATGGTTGAGAACTTGAGTCTCCTATTTCTTTTAATATGTCGGATAGTTTAATCATATCTAGATCAGTGTAGGGTCTCATAAACCTAAATCATCTTTAACAAAATAATGGGCTATTTCCCATGCTTGTTCAGGTGACATATTATATTGAAGTTCTAAAACTTTCATTATAGCTCTTTCTACATACTCATGTAGTATAACTCTTTTAAGTTCACTTAAGGGAGTTTTATCTGAAATAAATATTTCATCTTCAGGTATATGAGAGCTTTTTTTACCATAATGATGACTACCTAAATAAGTGTTCCATACAGGATATTTCCTACTTAAAATAGATGAATCAATTAAATATACTTTAATTCCATCTATAATAGTTAGTAGTTGTTTTTTATAGGGTTTCATACAATAGGACCACCTACAACCCAAGCATCACAGGTTCGGGCCGCGGCACATTTGAATTTTAAAAATCGGCAATATCCTAATTTACCAGCTTCTATAACATCAAATGGATCTTCTGTACCTTCATCATCACCTATTCCCTTAGCAATACAGTCTAATGTTTTTTCAGTAATGTCAAATGCTGCACAGTTACCACAGAGTGATGTTTTAGCTTCCTCTACAGAGTCAAGTTTCCACATATCAACTTTAGCTTGCCAGAATTTGTTATTTGGTTCATTTGGATTTAATGGACCATAACCATATTCATTGATTGCCTTTTGTCTGTTTTGAAGGTTAAGTTCAATGTTTTGAGTTGGAGCTGGACATTTATTTAGTTCAGCTTCACTTAGTATGTTGATTAGTTTTATCATTTTTCTCTAATAAGTAATTCACCTAATACCTCTAAACGTCCAACTTCACGTTGGAATTCTATTTGGGTCATTCCTAGTGATATTTTCTTTAGGGTTTGATCAAATTCTTTTTTAGCTGCTTCTTTGTCAAATTTACCTTCAGCTGCTTTTTTGTAATATGGAGCTTTTACTTTAAAGTGATGCCATGTTAGTAGAGATAAACCACCTTTTTCTTCAGCGTTTTCAGCAATTTTAGCTGCCCCTTTACCTCTTGTTACAGCAAAATCCTCAAATGATTCTTTTGCTTCTTGTAATATATCTAATAGATTAATCATATTGTAGGTATATGTTTCCTTTAACACCCGGTACCATTTGCCTAATTTCTTCTTCGGTATATTTTTCTGATAATGGTGTATCTACCAAAACCAAATTATGCCCAACTGATTTTAGGTTTCCAAGAGATTCAATTGGTGTTCTTCTTGAATCCAAAAAACCTCCAACTGATTGAAGGTTTCCAAGAGATTCGATTAGTGTTCCTCTCAAAAACAAATTACCTCCAACTGATGTTAAGTTTCCAAGAGATTCGATTTTTGTGTCTCTCAAATCCAAATAACCCCCGACTGAAGTTAAGTCTCCAAGAGATTCAATTGATGTGTATAGTAAATCCAAATCCCCACCCACTGATGTTAGGTTTCCAAGAGATTCAATTGGTGTTCCATACAAACCCAAATCACCACCAACTGATGTTAGGTTTCCAAGAGATTTAATTAGTGTGTCACCCAAATCCAAATTACCACCAACTGATGTTAGATTTCCAAGGGATTTAATTGGTGTACCATGTAAATTTAAATCACCTTTACTTCCATCCTTAATGTACTGTTGTATCTTTTTTTCAGTAGCTATTAAGTAGTTCTTTTGACGTTCTTCTTTAGAACGTCTTGGGACTAGAATCTTATTTTCACGTAATATGTCTAATAGCTTAATCATGATATGCCTATAATATTAGTAAAAGTATCAATATCTTTTTTACTAATCTGTTTATCCAAACCATCATATCCATCTATTTTACCATTAGGAAGAACTGCTAAAGCTGTTACTACTAGAGTTTTCCAGCGCTTAGGGAATGCTTCTTTTAATTTATTTATGAGTTCTTTAGACTTTACTTTAATGTAGTAGAATGTAACATTATTGGCATAGTAGTAGTCATTAAAATGATCTGGGGCTTTATAGGTAGTACACCATGCCGAATCTTTTCCACCTGTTGCTTTACAGTCTTCATCATCCGTGGATCTAAAGGCAAACTGGGATAAACCTAGTTTACGAGAGGCTTCATGGGTGTGGGGAGATATTATAAGTAAATCTGAATTATCTATAACAGTTTCATAATCCGATTCTAGGTCTTTTACTGAAATACCTTCTCCTGATTTATTTATAGCTTCAACTTCGCTATAAAGATCATTAAAAGTTTTAAACTGGTTGATATCTTTAGTCCTAGTTTTTCCTTTATTAAGGAAGACATTAAACTCTTCAACAGTGTTTCTTAAATCGTCTATATCGGTAACTGTCTTATTTATCCACTGTTTAGCCATCCATCCTACAAATTTACGAGTAGGGGTTGGATCTATATCAATAAGAGTTTTAAGCTCTTCAGAGGTTAGTTTACCTTGTGCTTCATACTGTTTAGCCTGTCTTACATTTTCTAAGATAGCTTGTTTATTCTCTTTGAGAAGTTTAGTATAGGTTAGTTTCATATCACCAGAAACCGCTAAAGTTAGATTTTAAACCGAGTAATTTTGCGTAACGAGGTAAACGGCAAGCCCAGTAACCTGGTTTTGTCTTATCATTCTTTTGAGAACAATTTTGTCTATCAGCAAATGCTTTACGCGCTTTAGGATCATTTATTTTAACACGTAAGTTTTGACCTCCATCTTTAGCACCAAATGATACTTTTTTAACTTTTTTAGTCTTAGGATCTTTTACATAAACATAGAATTTTTTAGAGCCACCACGTTTTGGTTTGTTCAATTCTACATCTTTACCTTGGTATTCTGCTTCTTTAATTTCTTCTTCAAAGATAAAGTCTAAGTATACTTCTTTACCTTCATAAATGCCTGTATATCCTAGATCTGTTTCTAGGATAATGTCTAAGTCATCTCCTTGTACCTCTAGTAAGTCACGAACATATAAATCACGAGCTTCTTTCCATAGTTGGAAATATTTTTCAGAGCCTGCTCTGTAAACATTCTCTGTTAAAGGGATTGATTTTGAAACGTGGTAATTTAGACCTTCAGATAGGGCCTGACGCTTGACTAGACTCTCGTTTAATAACGGAGCTTTAGGCGTATTACAGGTGTTACATCCACAGCTGCACATATTTTCTTTTACTACTTTTTTACTATTTACTGTAATTAGATCACTAAGTCTCTTATAAATATTTTCACTACCAGTGAGAGTTACAAATATTCCTTTACGGTTGGGAGCGATATTTTTAACATAGTAAACTTTAGGGTCGTTTTCAAAAACAACTCTAGAGTCTTTACCAATGCGATAATCTGTTATAATTTTTTCGTAATCCATGGCTATACGGCCATAAATATTACAAAGTATAGTAAATTTGTATATCGAGACCTTTTTCTGAGTCCCATACTAAACATTCAGCTGAACGTTTACTACCCACATATCCTTTACTATGATGCCAAGCGTCATTACCTGCTAGTGAGCTCATATAACGAATAATTACACCGTTATACTCATGGGTTGATTTGTATTTAATTTCCTGCTTATGGTGAATATGGCCTAAATGGAATTCTCTATGTTTAGTAGTACCCCATTCCATTGGGTTTTCTTGAGCCATAATTAGAGGTAGATCGTTAATACGTTCTTTATCTCCGTGGGTAAATCCTAAAAGTATATTACCATACTTATAATATTTTCTAGGATTAGCAATGTTATTAACATTTACATTTTCATTATTTGAGAACCATCCCTCAAGTGAATCACCTAGATAAAAGATTTTCTCATAATCATGATTACCAGGAATCATAACAATATCAACTGGGGCGATTTGAGTTAGTTTGTTAATATTGTCAATAAGTAGTTGGCGGCCTTTTCTAAAAATATGCTGCCAACGTGTATCATTTTCCTGTGGAGTACCTTTAGTAGTTCTATTAAATGGGTAAGAATAATCTGAGTTAAAGAAATCATTACCTATTGGGAGTAAGAATTTATCTACATTTACTCCTTGGATTGAGTCTATAAAATGGTCAATGCAGTTATTGAAAATATCAATAGCTATTTTAAGATCATAGTCCTCATTTGTTTCTTCATGCCATGCAAATTTACCTAAGTGGAGGTCAAAAATATTAAGTTCAACTAATTTTTTAGGTTTACTACTTGAATTAGTATATTTGATCTTTTTAACTATAGGTGATAATGCTTTCAAATCATCTATAAACTCTTGTTTAATAGTATCCAAACGTTTAGATTCAATTTTACTTCTAAGCCATACTTTAACTTGAAATAATGGTGTTGTAGCTATTGTACCATCAGGTGTTTTAGCTCCAACTTCCCAAGAGTTAAC